GAAATGCCCCACATGTTTTCCATGATGCGCTGCCAGTAGGGCAGACGGATTCCTTCAAGCCGAATAACACGGCTGTAATGAATCTTCATCATACTCATGGCCGGCGCTTGCGCGGTCACCGTGTAGAACTTCGGCAGCCCAAGACACGGGCCTTGTTCGGTCACCAAGTCATTCAGTGACGGCTCAACCATCCACCGATCAAGAGTCAAGAGACCGCGGAACTGGCCTTTGCGAATCGATTGCAGTCGCAGAGGCGTTGCCGGATCCTGACCGTCAATCAGCATCACAACGATTGCACCGCCGTACAGACGGCTCCAACGAATACCATCGTTGACCGCATTCCAAATCCCCATGGACGTAGCGGCTTGGGTGAGTTGTTCTTGGTCTTCGGCATCGACATCACCCTTGAACTCGACGCCTTCGCGGGTCATGTCGTCGGCAATGGCATCAATGACCGCACCTGCCATCCACGAGCCCCGATACGCCCATTCAAGCAACGTACGATTGCGCGTAATGGGGTTGAACCCATACGTCGCAGTCGTCATTGGATTGTTGCCCCCAATACCGAAATTCTGCGGCAGGTTCTGGAAGCTGTCCAATGACTTCTTCCGCGCAGCGTCGTCTGTGCGCAAGGCTGCGCGGGCTGCCCGCACAACGGACTTCGAACGCGGGAGTTTTTGCGTCATGATGGGAACAGATAGTTATCTCGGCATTATGCCCTAGCCTACCTTAGCCAGTTTTTGCCAAGTGCTCAAGTTTGATTTGACCAGCAATCGGAATGCCTCGCTCGAGGCGTCCACTTGATCATCGTGCGCAGTGCCCGTGCCAAAGGCTTCTAATTCACTGAGATAAACTTCATTCCAAGAGCCAGCAAGCAAGTCAACATTTCCCGCTTGCCATTGAGCAGCAAAGGGGTCTGCTCGAACTTCTTTATCGCCAGAAGCACGTTCGATATCTGTAATATAGCCAGCGAGGAATGACGCATAGCTCTCCGCCTGATCCTTACCCGCTTGCCCTGGGTCTTGGCACAATCCGATCCGGCAGGAAATCCCATCAGTTGATGCAAGATTTTTAATCAACATTCGAACCTCATGCGCACGCTTGCGTTCGTGCGCAACATGCATGACCACATACCTCCCGTTCTTCAGAAGCGCCATCTTAACGCCGGCCGTCCAATCTGGATCGGGGCTGGCCTCACTTAGTTCAGTAGCCGCCAAGTCCCAGCCCCGAACGATTTTCGCAATCTCGTCACGCGGAGGCATCTGCTGAATGATTCGCACATCGCCCCGCTTGAAATACATGCCGTTACCCTTAACGACCTTCCAATTGCCACCCAGCAGCCGCTCGCGCTCGACGCGAGATTGCGCCATGAGGTTGGCTTTGTAGTCTGGGTCTGCTGTAAGAAGCGCTTTATTGTCGCTCAGCTTTGCAGGAATGAACGTGATCGACTTCGGCCGAACTTGGTCTTCAAGTGTTTCGCCGGGCTCAAGAGCTTCAGGCCGACCGTATTTTTCAACCAATTCTTTCTTACTGTCACCCCAATAAATTTCTTCGCCAATGCGAACAAAATAGCGCAGCACCCCGCTACGCTCGGGAATGGGCAACCCGTCTTCGCCAATCCACCATGCGATGAATTTCGCAACCCAGGATTCAGCATCCGGGTTACATGTTGCGCGCACATACGGCTTGACTCCGCACATGCTTCGATTGCGGGTCAGCATGTAAAAGAACTGGTACTCGGTGAAGTGCGTCAGTTCGTCAAACATGATCAACGGAATCTGCGAACCCTGCCATTGGTTTACAGTATTCTCGTGCTCGAGGTGGGACATCTTGATGTACCCACCGTTCTGCCATTTCCAGGTGTGGTCACCCTCGCGTGGCGTGCCGTTGATTAACGTGTACAGCTTCTTCGATTCGTCCCACAGACCGCCCGGGTTAGTGATCTGAGGAGTCGTGCGACGAAAGAATACAGCGTTGAACTCGGGGTTAGTCGTGATGTGCCGCAATGGCTCCAAAAGCAATGCCCACGACTTGCCGCCACCAGCGGCGCCACCGTAGATGACGATATCTGCCGGTGAGCTGAGGAACTGCTCTTGCGGGCCAACCTGCGGCCTTACGACAATCAGTTCAGATGTCTTTTTTGCTGCCGCAGATACAGGAGTTCGTACAGGAGGGGGTACTGCTTCAGGCGCAACAACCATATTCAACGCCTTCCGCGCATTGCGTAGAATGTCGTCATGATTGCCGACAGGCGCGCGTAGACAATCTGTTTACGGCGAAGCAGGGTACTGAACGCAACGTCTTCGATGTGGGGGATATCCCGCAACTCTTCCATGCGTTTGTCTACCGCCTCAGCCACGACATCGGTAAAGCGACTCGGGGTCACGCCCCTTCCTATTTCGTCAGCCAGTAACTCAGAACCAGCTACCACCGCAGAAACGTGAAGAAATGTGATATTCGTCATTGGCATATTAGGCATGATCGTTCCTCACAGGCAGTGCGATCGTTACGATACCGGGGTCGACTTGAGGCACGATAGTCGCATCCTCGACCGCAGCCTTTGCCGAGCTGTCCCTGCCGTTCGACGGCAAGTAAAATTGCACGTTGCTCGTGACATTGACATTCGTCTCCGTTTTGATTGGAGCCATCATGCCGTAGATGTCGGCCAGCACCTTCAACGCTGCAATTCGAGAACTCGGTTTCGCGAATTGGTTATGCGCCTCGCGGAACAACGCAACCTTGATTCTGCGTTGAATTCCTTCGGTACTGTCCTTTGTCGGAACGTTCTCTTCGAGCTCACGGCGTTTGATTTCGCGTTGAACGTAGCCGTCGAGCATGTAGGTGTGTCCATACTCGGTCGCGTAGTCCTTGGCAAAACCAAGTCGCAAGCAAGCTTCGACCGGCGAATAGTCGATCAAGTATTCGGTGACAAAACGATCGCGGAACTCCCGTTCGGCTTGCGTTAGTTGCGGCGCCATGTGTTGCGCTTGCCATTGCGAATACACTTCAAACTCCCGATATCAATTAATCGGGAGTATAGGCCGAATTAGCTTGATGAACCTAATCCATCAAATGCGGTCAATATCTCCGGCCCGAATCTTTCGTTCTGCCCATGCCGAGAACCATTTTTGGAAATCTTCAAGATCGATCGTAACCCGGCAGCGATACTGCGACACATCATCAAGGCCAATCTCTCCCGTCATGACCACACGCCACGGCTTGCGGTTCTGGCGGTAGATGAGCACAGGCACGTCGCCGTTTCTGTTTGCGCTGGTGACTGCCTGCCTCCACCACTTTTCAACCTCTAGTGTCTCGCAGCGTTTCACTTCGAGCGCAAGGCCGAAAAGTGTGATGTCGCCACCGCCCTCGGCCGACTGATTCTGGTTGCGCTGCACCACGTTATTGAGCGCCGCCAGTGTAGCGTCATCATACTGGTGTTTGTGCATCAGCAGATAGATTTCGTGCCTGAGCAGGTTGGCGACTTCGCGTTCGCCGGCCTTGCCTTTGTTCTGTGCATGAACCATGTTATTTCGGGGCCGAGCCTTTGAGCGGTGCAGTATATGAATTGCCGATTACGCGCGTATTGTCATAGCGGCGCAGCAAGCATCTCGAACAAAAGAAAGCGTCTTCGTATACCGTATCGAAGGCGCTTGACCCTGCTAGCCTGTCGCCTTGACTATAGACAAGCCCACGATACGTGAATGCGTGCCCGTGCGCTTGGCAGACTTCGTTAGCAGTCATCGTGCAGTTGGACATTTCTCGCGAACCAGAATGGTGATCGCCACGACATCCCGCGTATCGTGCCAATGCCAATTCACCAGTGTCTCAACGACGTAACATTTGCCCGCGTCGATGGCATCGGCAAGCTCACGCAAGCCCTTTGCCGTCGGTTCGACATTCGGTAAGCGCGAGGCAGGAGGCGGGGATATAGGGATGAGTGGCATGGCAGTAGGGGTAGGGGTAGGGTAGCGGCCAGGGGCAGCAAACGCAGCCAGCGGGCCGCCAGGGGCCGCGCTGGGCGGCTACAGGGCACGTAGCTTTTCGGGCTCTTGCTCATACGTGGTCTTCTTCGGGCTTGTAAGGTCCCGTAATGCCGACCTGCGCTAGCAGTGTACGGCTTCGCTTCACTGCGTCAGGCTCGTCAAAAGGCCCCTCGCCACTGTCCCAATCTGCCATCGAATACAGATTCTGCACAGTATCGCGCATCCAGCTCTCTTGCGAGCCTATGTCGCCAATGATGCTATACGCGAGCTGATCGAATGCGGCAACAGTTCGCATCGGCGTAGCAGGGTTCCAGGCCACGGCCCGGATTAGCTGCTCAATTTTTTGAACAAGTCGTGTCATCGCGTAAGATGCCATACCGCCAAGGACGGCATGACCCAGAAGATGAAGTAGAATGTCCAAGATGCCAACCGGCGAAGATTAATTTCTTTCCTGTGAGGGTTAAATTTGCTGTCCTGGTTGCGCTCGACAAGGCCCCATTGAATAAGGAATTGCCGCACGACAAGAAACAGCACGCCCGACAGAACAATGAACATAAGCTTGGACATAGAACCCTCGAATAGTTTTAGCGCAAATGACAGCGCGCTATTCTTGCGCCGCGACCCCTAGGTCGGCAATACCGACCGTACAGTCTAGGGGTGACAGGGCGTGCGGCATCGGTTTAATCTTGCCAAGGATTGCCCAATACGCCGGCATCGAAATCGAGATCGAATTCAGTATGTGCCGCTTCAGCAAAGACAACTCATGAGTGAACCGAGCGCGTTCTTGTTCATGGCAAACTGCCTGCGCAAATGCGGTTTTGTTCATTTCGTCAACCTGTACCAGTCCGGCTTCATGGCAACCTTTTCGGCGATGCGTGCGCGAATGATTGCCAAGGCTTCGGCCGTCGGCGTGTAGTTGCAGAACAAGCGCGGGTCGCTGGCGTACACGTTGTCCGGGTCAAGCGGGATGTACATGTTGATGTCGAAGCCGCGTTGCAACATCTCGCGAATGAGGTCAGTATACCGCAAGTGCAGGTACAGGCCCTTGTCATAGAAAAAACTGACGTGCCCGGTGTTCAGTGTGAATTGCTTTGGCGCACGGTCTAGCACCCACGCCACAGTGTCAAAAACCCCGCGCCGCTGCGCCGCCACCAAGCTACGCGCCAGCGACTTCGGCACCATTTTGATCTCGCGAAACTCCGCGAACAAGTGCTGGTCGTGCAACTCTTCCGGCGGGACAAGATTGATGCGGGTCATGTGGTCATTTTGCGTTGTTGAGCCTGCGGATAGTATAGCCGCGCGCAATGCTCCACGCCGTGCAGAGCGAAGTCGTCAACAACGACTTGAAGCTAACCGAGCCGGGCACATACATCATGACCACATACGTGATCGCGAGGCTGCCCACGAAGCCGACGGCGGTGTTCGTCAGCGTTTCCAGGAATGAGCCAAGCTTAGATTGCCTGCGCGCCGGCAGGTCATTCAGGATCAACTCGTACAGGTCGGCCGCCTTGTATCGAGTCACCTGCGCGCCTTCAACATGCAAGCCGCACGCTTGCAAATGCTCGTAGAAGCGTTCCGGAGTCATTTCAGTTCTCCGTTTTTGCGCATGGTCTCGATGGTCTGCATCTGCTTACCGTAATATTCGACCTTCTGAGCATCGCGGTGAGCGTCGCCACCTTCTTTCTGAAGGTTCTCGAAGCGAGACGCTGCGCACCGCCAGATTGACTTGAAGGCTTCACCTTCCGCGAACGTCATGTTCAGCGCGTTGATGATGTCAATGGCTTCGGCCTCGTAAGCAGGGCCGCCCTTGCTGGGCTTGCGGATCGGGACGCTATAATACGTCACTTGACCGCCGCCTTTGTTGTCGCCGCGAACTGTCATAGCTGTTGAGGCTTTCGAATGCTCTGTGCTTCGCCCAGGAATTCCGCAAAATCACATTCTTTCACGCCAAAGCAAATCAAAAGATTGCTGGTAAACGATTCAAAAACATCGTACGTGCAGCCTGCAAAAACTTCTGCATGCATCTTACTGCACGCAACGAACATGCTGACCTTCAGCGCGTATTCATTGCCCTTGCGCGCACGAATTGCCTCCATGACTTCTCTGTCTCGAAGGATTGCGCGTTCAATATCCGGTGAAATATCAGCCATTACTAATTCTCCTCGAGGCGACTCATGTTTTCGCCGAACCGCGCTGCACACCGAATACAGCGCCATCCGTATTCAGTCTTTTCAAGGGTCTTAGAACCGCACCCTGGCGCTTCGTGCTTGCGCACAGGACCGCGAGCCATCCCAGCCAGTTCTGGGAACTTACGTTTGGCTTCTCGAGCAATCGACCTGATGCGATGCGGACGTGGAACCGGCAGATGGGATTCGTAAATGATATCGTCCATGAGTTGCGCGAGCGTGCGAGGCATTTACATATCTCCAAATTCAATCACTTGGCAGGAGGCGCATCAAAATAGAAAGGTCGACAACGTTCTTCGCCACCGTGGTCCTTGCCTGGGATTCCGAAAACTTGCTTTCGTTTGGGGCCCCCGATGTAGCGAACGTCGCATGTTTGGTCGTCAATCCAAAGCCAGTAGCGATAGCCAGCAGGTTTGATCGTCTTTGGCATCTCATCACTCGCGATGCTCGGCGCTTCAGGGGCGACGGCGAGCATCGCCTCGTAAATCGCGGCGGCCAATCGGGGATGAAGCATGCGCGGATTGACGTTTACCATATCTTCGGTCGGCTCGATCGGCACGAGCTTCCATCCGGCGGGGATCATTGGCCTTCTCCGATCACACCCCATTGCCGCGGGCCTTTCGGCTCACCGCGGCGGAACTCAATGCGACCGGACTTTTTCAGAGCGGTCATGCGGCCATCAATGATGCGAAACGCCTTCCGACCGGTGTTGCTCGCAAGACGCGAAGCCTCAGCATTGACGTTCAGTTCATAGAGCGGGCTCTTACGAGAGAGGATCGCCGACAGAATCAGCGCGTCGATAGTGTCGTATTGGCTCATTGGCCGTCTCCTTCCGATGCGGCAGGCGGGGTGCGGGCGGCGGCCACTTCTTTAACCGCAGTGGCGCAGGAGTCCAGCAACTCAAGAATCTGCTCTCGTTCTCCTGCGGCCACTACTAAGGAGGGCGTCGTGTTGGGGATTGGAACCACGAACGCGGCAGATGCCGTTTCGCCAAACAAGTCGAGCGCGGCACGTTGAAGCGCGATTTTTTTTCGGTCACGATCTTCACTCCTTCGGAGAACAAGTTACGATAAAAGCGCGCGTACCATGTTCATCTTCCGTGACGCCGTAGTGAAATTCGGTCGGCTTGCAATGTTCAGCCCACACGTCAAACGCCTTGCTGGTCTCGTGCCATTGCGTAGGGACCTGCTGTGCAATCATAAGGATGACGATTGCGACTGCAAGAGCCAGCCCGAACAATAGGCCAATGGCGATTTCTTTCATCTGCTTACTCCCGGGGGAAAACTTTAGAAGTCAGTACCCGCTGGTTCCACTTTGCAACGGCTTCCAATAGCGTCATCATTGACGGCCCCTTGGCGCCACATTCGCACTTGACACGATACACAGGTGCCGAGCCGTAGCGTTCACCTTCCTGGCTGGCGACCTTACCGCTGCCGCAGAACGGGCAGGGCGTCATTCCGTAGGGGTTGTGCATCACAAGTCCTTGACGCCGTTGGTCGGCACGTCGGCCGGTCGCCAGACGTGGCCGCAGCCGTGGCACAGGTGCGAACGGTGCGACGGGTTGGACCACAGGGGCATGTCTCCGCTGCCGTCCTTGCTCGGGCCCAGTTCGGGCTCCGGCTTGTCGATATGTTGCAGGCCGCACGCGGGGCAGTGCAACACCATGTCGATGGGCTGGGCACGGACTTCGGCCGCGATGGCAGCGGCGAAATCATGGACGCGCCGTTGCACGATCGGCCCATAGCCAGTCAGCCACAATTCGTCAATTCGTGACGGCGGAATGCTACACGGGGCGTTTATACGTGAACTCATCTAATTTCTCCGGTGCACAATTGAAAACGGACAGGCCCACTGTAGCAGGTCTGTCCGTATGCGCTTGACTTCAATGCGTTAAGGGTACGGCCTGACTGGAAGAATGCAGTCCCGCATCAGTGCGACGCCGTCCTCATTCGTGGCGACGACTGCAATGTGGTAGTCGGTCGTTGGGTCGCCATTCTGCACCTGCTGAAGCAAAATGGCCGCATTCCCGCTGTCAACTTCTGGCACACCAAGCAAGATGTTAGCAGGCGTAGCATCGCCATTCACGCTGTTGTCAACCGTCACCGTAATCGATACGAATGTAACGCTGGTAGCTTCGCAACTGAAATCGAAGCTCAACACCGGCGTTTCAGGCACGGCCTTCTGCGGAAGTTGTGTGGTCATTTCGGTACATTCCAATCACGTTGCGCAAGCCGAACAAGCCAGCTACGAGCTGGCGCGGTCACTTCCCAAGAACGCGCAGCAAGACGAACCGCGTATCCCGCCGTGGCCGTCAGCATAGGACGTATGACCACATGCCACGTCAAGTTGGCTCCACAAGCCGTGGCCGCCATTTTGGCGATTTGAGCGGCCTTGAACAACGCCGCGCCGGTCGCAGTAGCCGCAGCCAATGTTTTGGCCGCTGCCTTTGACAGTGTGGCTACTGTGATAGTCGTGGCTGTCAGTGCCGTCGCAACTTGCCTGACCAATGTTGCGGTCAGTAATGTTCCTGCGGCACGCGCGCTCGTGATATTTTTCGACAACGTGGCAGCTATTACCGTACCAGCCAGAAGCACAACAAGCTTTGATTTTATTTCGTTCAGCGCCGCCCCGCACAACGTGGCCGCCCTAAACGATACGGCAATCATTCTGTTTAGCACAGCCAATAAAGCAGTAGCTGCAAAAAGAACTTTTGCTATCTGACGAGACAGCAATGCCGCTAGAGTCGTACTGGCAGCCTTTATTGCCCCAATGTTCCGCATGACAGAAGCCGAACAGACCGTGCCAGCCACCTTGACCGTGCCAATACTGCGGGCCAACGCAGCGCCGACCGCTGTGGCTGCGGGCCGAGCTGTTGAAACCCCGCGCGCCACAGCGCCCGCAACAGGCGTACCCGCAGCCAGCACACGGCCCACGCCGCGCACAAGGGCCCCTGCCGTGGCAGTACCAGCAGCCAGGGTGTGTGCAACGCCGCGCACAAGGGCTGCGGCTATTGCGGTGCCTGCGCTACGTGTCGTGCTGGTGCCCGTCTGCAATGCAGCGCCGCAGGTCGTACCCGCGCTCACCGTGGCCGTGTATGTCGTCCCTCCGCTTGAAGGCGGAAAGGTCCAGATAAACACGACGACACCTTATCCGAGCTGGCGCACGGAATAAGAAATCGTTCTGGCTGTGCCTTGCTTCAGTTGAAGCGTGAAGTCCCAGCCCCACAGCAATGCCAGCGGAGGAAAAACCTGAATCGGAGTACGGTTACCACCCCATATACCAATCAAGTCGATTTGATCAAGAAGTCGCTGCGTCCCACCACTCTGGGCCTTTTCGTAGACGTTCAGCAAGTACCATTCAGTCGCGGTGCATGCATTGAGATCCAGCACCAGTTCAAACGCCCCTTTGGTCGTCTGCGCTTGCACGACCGTGCCATTGCCAGTCAAGCTGTATTCTGTGGCAGCAATGGCTGCCGAACCGCTATTGAATTCTGTGACTGACATTATTCAAACGACCAATAGGTAACGCGAGCGTAACCTGAGCCCCCCGGTGAGCCACCGGCATTGCCGCCGCCGCCACCACCGCCAAAGCCGTAGCCCGTGCCGGATGGCGCAACCGCATTGCCATTGCCGCCGCGAGGAGCAATGCCGAAAAACGACCATCCGCCAAAGCCGCCACCGCCATACGAATTCGTTGCATCAGTGTTGCCTGAAGATGCCGCAGGGTTGTTGTAGCCAAAGCTCATGTTGATTAAGTTGCCACCAGCCGCCACAATACCGCCCGCCGCACCCGTAACCGTGCCGGTCGTAGAAGCCGAGCCGCCAGAAGCACCGGCCCAGGCATAGGCGATACCGCCAAAAAACTGGCTTGAGGCAGCAGAACTAGAAGCCCCAATACCGGAAATAACAGTCCCCGGATTGCCTGCCGCCGCTGTCGCCGCATTCGTCGCCGCAGCACCGTTACCCGTGCTATTTGCAATCGTTCCGCCAGCGCCCGAAGCACCAGAAGTAGCCGCGGAACCGCCACCGCCACCAGCAAGACGGATTGTTCCAACGTTTGCGTAATCCAGCGTGTTCTGGATCATTCCCGCAATAATGGTTGTGCCACCAGTTCCACCAGCATTACCTGCTGCACCAGCCGTACCGGCCGAACCGATGGTAATAGTCAGGGCCGTATTTGGAAATACAGAGAGCGGCATGCTAAAAAGCTGCACTCCAGAACAACCACCACCGCCGCCCGCGCGACTGGTTGAGCTTGCGTAGCCGCCACCACCGCCACCACCAGCACCACAACCAGACAATGATGCATTAAATGCATTCGGTGGGAACGTCCAAGTCCACGGGCCACTAGTTGAAGTAGCGTCAACGACGTTGTCTGTAACCTGACCGACGCCAGTCTTCCATTCAACGGTGTGAAAGCGAATTCTGAAGCCAAGGCTCATGACAAGATCCTTGCCACGTCATCGGCGCCAATAAGTCCGACGTTCTGAAGGTATTGCACGAACCCAATTGTGTCAGCATTTGCTGGATCAATCAAAGTTGCCGCATCCAACATGTACATTGCGTCCATGATTACGCCATCGGTTCCTTGCGCACGGCGCAATTGAATTGCTTGGCGTTGGGCGGCGGTAAAACGCTGAAGAAATGAAACTTTGTCAATCACTTGCGGGGGCGGCGCTGGCGGAGCTGTAAAAGTCGTACCGTCGTATGACCAGTTCGGGCCCACCGATTCGCCATCAGTCCTTTCGAGGAACAAGGCGCCCTCGGGATAAGCGTCGCGAGCAGAAACCAACGAATCGGCGCAAATGACGTTTTCGACAAGCGATCCGATGACCACAATGACGTCCATCTCGGCGCCTTATTGGAACTGCTTTTTTGAGGTCCAAGTGATCGAATCACCCGCATTCAGGTTGATCACGTTGAGCGTCGCGCTCAAGTCCATGTTGCCGGCGCTGCTGGCGTCGAACGTGCCAAATTCGTCCACCGCACGCGTCGCCGTGGCGGTAATGGTGCCGACCACTTGGTACGTGTCGTTCGTGTTGGTCGTGGTGACCGTGCTGCTGGTTCCCGCCACGCGGCTTTCGACAGGCGTCGACAACGCAGTGTCGGCCACGGACGCTGTGCGGCCCGCACCCGTGGCGCCCACGCCCATAGATAGGTACAGGGGTTCAGCCTGCGATGGTGAGGTGCCAATCTGCCGCTTGGCGGCGATCGCCTTGCCCGAGCTAGTGATGACGGTTGCAACGCCGAATGGCATGATGTGTCCTTACGCGGTATAGTTCGCCACCAACGCGGCAGCATCTGCTGGCGTCATTGCCGGCAAGTTGTTGATACGGCGACGCATGGCTTCGTTGTCAAGCACTCGGCCGACACCCCGCAAAAACACGCAGTCTGACTCGTGCCGCAGCACAGCCGCCGCAGCCCGCTTTGCTTCAGCTTGATGCGGATCGGTCACGGGCGCAGATTGCGCCGAGCTTGAAGTGCTTTCTTGTTCCATCTGTATCTCCGATACCACGTAAGAACCCGTTCAATGCGCCAAAGCAGCATTTCCCAGCGAGATTCCGAATGAAACACCATTCGGCCCCAATTTTCAACACTTCCGTCAGCCCGAGTCACAATGACATCAAGCTCTGCGTATTTTGCACCGACAGCACCAAAGAAAGGCATGGCAAAAGCTAAGGGCGTAATGGGTGACAGTTTAGCCCGCGCGGCTTCAGGCACTTTGACAATTTGATGTCAAAAATAAAGGCGGCCAAAGCCGCCTTGCGTGAACTAAGAATTGACTTTAACTCTGACTTTGGACACGACAGGTTGAAGACGCGCGCGTCGTTTGCGCCGGGTAAGCCATGCCACCAGTTCTGTCCAACCGAACATGATGCCTATGCCAAACCCAACAAGCGCAAGGTCGCGCGCCATGCTGGGCTTAGCCGACGCTGACCGTGATGCTGGTCACAACGGGCTGCATGTTCGGCGCAGTGGTGCCGCCAGAAACGCTGCCACTGAACGAAACGGGGCTACCGAGCGCGGCGCCCGTGGTGTCGACGGTCTGCACGCTGCCACTGAAGGAGCCGACCGGAATGTCATCGGCGAAGGTCAGGGTGCCGGCGCCGCTGTCATTGAGGGAGCTGACGGACAGGCTGCCGCTGTGGCTGACGCCTTCGCTGTCGACCAGCGTGGCATTGAATGCGGCGGTCGTGACGCCAGTTGCGACGGCGGACATGGTGGTGACGATGGTTAGAACAACTTTGCTCACTTGGATTCCTTTGATGGGTACAACTGCACTTGAACGGGTGGTCTACGCTGCCGGTGTGTCCTGTTACTTCTGCACCGCGTAGCAGTGCACCGTGCCATCTTCCCAGTAGGTGCAGATGGTGCAGTTGCGACCGCCACTTGCCGTGCATGAAGTGTCGGCTTTGGCGGGAGCCACGATAGACAGGGCCGCCAGCATGGCGGCAGCAGCGATGAGGGAAACGTTACGCTTGATCATCTTCACTCCTTGGTTAGAACACTGGGTGTCGAGCACAGGAATTGAACCTGTCGCGAGTGTTGAATTGACAGAAGAGGTGCCTCGACGAAGAGCATTTACCTCGACGAAGGGCATTTCCTGCTACGCGGGGCCGCTTGCCTTCAGCTGTTGCTGCGCTGCCCGCCAACTCGGCGCACCGTTGCACCGCTCGACGAAATATCGCCGCTTACCCTATACGGCGGCTAGGTACAGTGTCCTAGTCGGCTCCACGGTATTCGCCTCTTTGTGGACGCGAGGCAGGTTATGGTGCGGGCAGGCATCCCGTGACTAACGCCGTCGCTTGCGTCAGCTCGGTAACGATGCTCGGTCCTGCCCGCATAAAACGGTGCCGGTTACAGGGTCCGGCGTCTGCTGGCACTACGTCTTGAAACCTCTAGGAGGGGGAGAAACGCAGTGCCCGACTGTCGTCGCCAACCCTGCAACTTGCTGACCAAAGTCAGCTTCATGCTTCGCCTCGCGGCTGCATCGGTTGTTCGGTGCCGGTTGCGGCCGGCGTCCCACAGTGTTTCAGCTGATTCGCGTAGGGCTGGATCCACGCTTAGGCTTACTGGCTTGTAGACCGCTTTTGACAGGCCATCGACTACCGCATAGACCGGCGGCATTCTGGCTGACTAATTCTTCTGGTTGATGACGGGATTCGAACCCGCAAGCGTCCACTCTTACGACCTGCATAGGTCTGGCTTCAGCATGTATGCACAGAGGCGGTTACCGATTTACGCCTACATCAACCAAGGCACCCCGTTGCGACTGCTCGCAGTGGTTAGCCTTCAAATGGCGCCAGTCGGCCATCCCGTGCGCCTGCGTGTGGCAACTGCGAATTGCACGCGAAGGCGTCGGTGACGATGGTTCAGTCCGACTGGCATAAGCGTTAGGGTGGACAGCCACTTTCGCAGCCGACTCCCATCGGCCGATGGCGGCTTAACTAGCCGGTGCGGCAGTCGCCGCCCACCCTAACGCTTAGCGTCAATGCTTTGAATGACAGCCTATTCCTTGGCGCGATACCGTTCCCATTGCTGGGTGCAGAACGAGCCGCCAATCAAAGCATTCACATACGAATTGTAAAAGAACGGAATGGCCGACCACTTTACGCACCGGACGTACTCGGTGTCAGTCGGCCTGACAGATTGAAGGACGTGAATCCTAATCCGCCAACGTCAGGCCCTTCGCGCAGGGCGAGCAGCAAGGGCGTCCGCGCAACGACCTCACAGTCTATGCATGTCCGATGGATTATGATGGTCGCCTACCCCATCGGCAGGGGCGTCCCGAAACGGCTGGCCGGGCGTACATCCTGTGAGGGCTGCGGCGCCAAGCCTTCGGGCTCAATGTGCTAGTGCAATGTTCGATTCGGTTGAAGTGCAAGGCGAGTGCCCGTCTGGCTTGATGCGTACCCACCACGGTCAACCTTGCTGCCTGTGGGCACTCGCCTTGCGCTTCGTGCTGGTTGCACTGTATGCGGTTTGCAGGGACAGTGCAACTTGATGCGGTTGCTTGAACAATCCGCGCGGCGCTTCGGCCGCGTCACCTACTTCCAATGCATTATCGTGATCTCGTCGCTGTTCAAGCAGGCGCGCTGGCAGCGCCAGAAAATCGCAATGGCCTTCTTTTTAAGGCCCGAGGGCCACCATTGCGGGCGAAGACGGCGGAAGTGCGTCAGCCTCTGAGCTGCGCCATGCGAGCGGCCTTGCGACGTTCGGCTTCGATTGCGGCCTTGATGTCGCCCTTCGGCTTGCCGGTACCCGCCATCGTGGGACGGCGCAAGGACTTGCCCATTGCCGCGTACCCGCTGGCCGTGTGGCGCTTGGTGAATCGCTTGCTCATTGATTACTCCTGGTGGGTTGCTGTGACCACAGTGTATCCGCTGTCATTCGGCCGGTCAATGCATCAAGGTAACGCGAGCCGGTCAATGCATCAAGGTAACGCGAGCCGATTGTAAAGATGTCTCGACGCATCAAGTGCGTCCTATACTGCAAGCACTTCACCCAACCACCACGGAGTTACCAAATGACCGCAGCCAAGACCCTGTACGCCGAGAAGAAGTCCCTGCACGGCTACAAGCCCGCACAGTGGCAAGCCATTGCCGAAAAGATCGGCGGAAAAGTCGGTACGTGCTCGATGGTGGGCCAGTGCTGGTTCAAGTTCGAGACCGCTGCGCAAGCCAGGGCGGCACTTCCCAAGCTGGCTAAGTTGGTCGACAACGCCATGACGCAGACCGACTACGGTACGGCCTTGCACCAGCGCACGTATGACCGCCTTGTCGCCACCAAAGGCGCAGCGGCTGCGAACAAGTGGCTGGCGGCCATTGGCTGCTCGGGCAAGCACGTCAAAACTGTTGCCTAAGTTCAACCCACCCGGTACCGCAACATGCAACACCCGCACATCTTCATCACCGCCGAGCAAGCCGACAGCGTGTTTGTTTGCAACAAACAAGGCGACAACGTGGCTGTCACCGAACTGGCAACGCAGGCGGTCGCCAAGCTGCTGGGCCAGCAAATCGACCACGCTGCCGTTACGTACGACGTGCCCAACGTGTTCGAGGAACCCAGCTACGAAATGCGTAACGTGTGGTGCGAAATCGGCGAGTACAACGACCTTCGCGTACTGCGCATCGCCACTGCCAAGGTCGGCCAGCACACCGTTGAATTTCTGATGGAGGCATAAGCCATGCAATTCACCCACTACCAAATCCTGGCCGCTGCCAATATCGTGTACAGCAGCCGAACGGTCAATATCAACGAGTTCTGTGAAGCTCAGCAGGTGCTCAAGTTCGCACGCGCCAACGGCTATCGCTTCAACGCCTACGGCCACTGCATCTCTCACACGCCCGAGCAGTGCGCGCAAGCCATCGCGGCTGACCAGATTTGGGCCAGCCTGCAAGAACTAGGTCACCCGGCCGGGCAACGCACACAATGGGTAACGCCTTGACGATCGTCCTGCAGCCCGTTTAAAAGCCGCCTTCGGGCGGCTTTTTGCTGACCACATGGGCCGCGATGGGCCTTGCGCGGCGCGTGCTGGCATTTGGTGCGGTAGACGATCGTCACTTCGGTCCAGTTGAACGAATACTTACCCACTAACGTACTGCCTAATTGTTGGCTACCTATGGCAATGTATGTAATAAGTAAAATTAGTAAATTAGTAAGAAATAGTTGGTAACCGAGGTCAGGGACTCATCCCCCGAAGCAGGGGTCTCACTCCCTATGAGCTACAGTTGGTATTAAGGCGTTAACCACTAATTTTACTATTTTTCTAAAATTAGTACGCTAATTTCGGCCTCACCCACCCCCTCAACACACAAGGGTCCCTATATTTTCGCTGCTTTTCGGTATATCCTTTACTAATTTACTAACGCACAATTTCAATTCAGTCATGCAAATGCTCCCACTCCTAAATCAACTGCCCTATCACAACACCTGGGCAGCGCTCACGCCTCAACAAGCGGCCGAGAACGAAGCTTACGAGGCCGTGCAACGCGAGGACGGCACGCGCCGCGCCGCGCTACACAAGGACGAACAATTCGGTGAAAAGCTGCGCGCCCTAGCCGCGTCCGAAGGCTTGCCCATTGGCGCTCTATTCGGCTATGCAGGCTGCAAATGCGGCCCGCTGCAAGGCCCGCACGTCGTGGCTGATACGCCTGAGCTGGTGCTCAAGACCTACTACGCAATCAACCCCAGCACCACCAGCACGGCAGCCAAGCTACAGGCGCGCGAAGCACGCGAAGCCGCTGCGGCAGCCAAGTTGTCCAGGACCGAAAAGTACAAGCAAGAATATGCCTTGTGGCAGCAGGCGTGCGCAGAACGGAAGACGCGGCATGCCGAAGCGCGCGCTGAATACAGGCGTCGCGTATCGGAGCTGGAAGCGCAACTGCTCCGTGATACGTCCGACCCTGCG